AACGGTGAAGTGCTCTATGAGGTCGATGCGATCAACATGATTGAAGTTGTTGATGGTGTTGACCTGATGGAAGAACACCGTAACGCCATCGGTCTGTAATTTTTTCCTGGCGCGCGAGGTCGCGCCAGCCAACCCATAACAGGAAAAGAGCATGAGTGAGAAAACAGAAGCAACGGTGAAACTGGATTGCCCGATTAAGCGCGGTGATACCACGATTACGGAAATTGTGCTGCGTAAGCCGCAATCTGGCGCACTGCGCGGTACGCGACTGCAGGCGGTGATGGAAATGGATGTGGCCTCTATGATGACCGTGATCCCCCGCATCTCCACACCAACGCTGACACCGCAGGAAATGGCGGACCTCGACCCGGCAGACCTGGCCGCGATGTCTGTCGAGGTGGTCCTTTTTTTGTTGCCGAAGTCGGCACTTGCCGATTTGCCGACAGCCTGACGGTAGATGACCTGGTGGCGGATATCGCCACGATCTTTCACTGGCCGCCGTCCGTCACTGACGTTATGCCGCTCACGGAAGTGCTGGAGTGGCGGCACAGAGCGATAATGCGTAGCGGGGCCAGCGATGAGTGATAAAAACCTGCGCCTGCAGGTGGTACTGAATGCGGTTGATAAACTCACCCGCCCTTTAAAAAATGCGCTGGCTGGCTCGAAGGAGCTGGCCTCCGGCATCCGGCAGACCCGTGATCAGCTTAAACGGCTTAACGACGCGGGGAGCCAGTTAAAATCTTTTGATCAACTCTCACAGAGCCTGAACCGGACCAGCAACGAGCTGGACCAGGCGCGGCTGCGTGCGCAGATGATGACGCGCGAGCTGGCAGCGCTCGAATCCCCCACGAAAAAACAGACGCAGGCGCTTGAGGCGCAATGGCGCGCCGTATCACGCCTGGAACAAAAGCAGCAGCAGGAAACGCGGCAGATGGCGGCAACCAGGGCGGAGCTGTACCGCCTTGGCATCTCTGCGGGCGGCGGTGCCCGTGAAACAGCCCGCATTACCCGCGAAACGGATCGCTATAACCAGCAGTTGGCAGAGCAGGAGCGGCGCTTGCGGGACGTGGGCGAGCGCCAGCGCAAGCTGAATGCGATCAGGGCCAAAGCTGACAAGATGCGCGACGTGCGTAACAACCTGGCGGGGAACGGTGCCGGGATGATGGCTGCCGGGGTGACAACGGGCGCGACGCTGCTGGCGCCCATTCGCGCTTACTCGGAATCAGAGAACGCGGCTAACCAGCTGGCAGGCTCCATGATGGGGCCGGGCGGAAAGGTAGCGCCGGAGTTTGCGAAGCTAAACAAGCTGGCAATCGCCCTGGGTGACCGGCTGCCCGGCACCACTGCAGACTTTCAGAACATGATGACCATGTTGCGCCGTCAGGGGATGTCAGCGCAGGTTATCCTGGGCGGGCTGGGTGAGTCGGCGGCTTACCTTGGCGTGCAGCTGCAAATGGCACCAACGGATGCCGCAGAGTTTGCCGCAAAACTGCAGGATGCCACGCAGACCACCGAAAAGGACATGATGAGCCTGATGGATGTGATCCAGCGGGGTTATTACGCGGGCGTTGACCCCGGCAATATGCTGCAGGGTTTTTCGAACATTGGTAGTGCAATGGATATTATCCGTCAGAAGGGATTGGGGGCAACGAAGGTATTTGCACCATTGCTGGTGATGGCGGATCAGATGGGGATGGCTGGCGAGTCAGCAGGGAATGCCTACCGTAAAATATTCCAGGCTGTCATGGATACCAAAAAAGTTAATAAAGCCAATGCCTCAATTAAAGGATCAGGGGTCAAATTAGACTTTACTGATGGAAAAGGGGAATTTGGTGGACTGGATAAACTATTTTCCCAACTTGATAAGTTAAACAAATTAAATACAGAGCAAAGGCTTGCGACGCTTAAAGCGGTATTTGGTGACGATGCCGAAACGCTAAAGGTATTGAATAACATGATTACCAAAGGGATGTCTGGTTATCGTGAAACAGTAGCGAAGCTGGAGAATCAGGCAACCCTGCGCGAGCGCGTCGACGCGTCTCTTAATACCCTGGGCAACAAATGGGAAGCCGCTGGCGGCTCCTTTACCAACGCCATGGCGAGCATCGGCGAAACCGTCGCACCGGTACTTAAAGATATTGCTGACAGGCTGGGTAATCTGGCGTCAGCACTGGATGGTTTTGTTAAGCGGCATCCGCAACTAACGGCAGCGCTGTTTAAGATTGTGGCGGTGTTTGCCGTTGTCGCTACTGCTGCAGGCGTGTTGTCGCTGGCTCTGGCGTCCATTCTGGGACCGATGGCGGTGCTGCGGGTGAGTGCTGGGGTTCTGGGAATTAAGTTTGCCTCCGCTTTTGGTCTGATAAAGCAGGTGATTGGTGGTGCGGGCCAGGCGGTCCTCTGGTTAGGTCGGTTGATGATGGCTAATCCCATTCTGGCGATAGTTGGCCTGATTGCGATGGGAGCCATCTATATCTGGCAGAACTGGGAAACGCTGGGGCCGAAGTTTAAAGCACTGTGGGATGCCATCACGTCAGGGGTGTCAGTAGCCTGGGCTGTGATTAAGCAGACCATAAGCAGCAAATGGGATGAAATTCTGAATGATGTTGCCGCGCTGCCTGCGAAGTTTAAAGAGGTCGGCGGGGCGATCATTGACGGCATTCTGAGCGGTATCAATGAGAAATGGGAAGCGCTTAAGAGCAAGCTGGCATCGGTCAAAAGCTATCTCCCGGACTGGATGACCGGCGGCGACAATTCGCAGGGCGCCTCACCGCAGAAAAAGACCCCAGGATTTTTCGCGGGAATGTATGACAGCGGCGGCTATATTCCGCGCGGGCAGGTGGGTATTGCTGGCGAGAATGGTCCTGAGCTGATTAACGGTCCGGCCTATGTGACCAGCCGCAGGAGGACGGCCGCGATGGCGTCCGTTGTCGCCGGAATGATGGGGGGAGCTATGCCTGCAGAGGCCGCGCCGCTTCATCCAATGAGCCTGCCGGCAGCATCATATCGCCCTGCAGAAGAGAAACCAGCAGGTACGCGGCCGGTATTCCAGTTTGAAACCCAGGCACAAATTATTATCCAGGCGCTGCCGGGGCAGAGTGCGCAGGATATTGCGCAGGAGGTAGCGCGACAGCTTGATGAGCGCGAGCGTCGTATGAGGGCTAAGGCCCGCAGCAATTTCAGCGATCAAGGAGGGTATGACTCATGATGATGGTCCTGGGCTTGTTTGTATTTCAGCTGCGCACGGTGCCTTATCAGCAGCTGCAGTATCAAAGGAACTGGCGCCATGTTACCAACAATCGCGTAAATCGCCGCCCGACCACGCAGTTTCTGGGGCCAGATAACGATCAGCTAACGCTTTCCGGCGTCCTCATGCCGGAAGTTACTGGAGGCCGGTTGTCTCTGCTGGCGCTGGAGCTGATGGCAGAACAAGGTAAGGCCTGGCCTCTTATCGAGGGTGGTGGGACCATCTACGGCATGTATGTGATTGAGAGCCTTAACCAGACGAAAGCGGAATTTTTCTCCAGTGGCGAAGCCAGGAAAATAGAGTTTTCGCTGGGGCTTAAACGGGTGGATGAGTCCCTGTCTGAAATGTTCGGTAGTCTGAGCGATCAGCTTAGCAGTCTGCAGGATTCTGCCGCCGCCGCAGTAGGGAACATCAGATCCACGGTAGGAGGGTTGCTGCAGTGAGCGAGATGGCTGATTTACTCAACCTCGGAAGCAAGACTCCGGCCTTTCGGATCGTGATTGAAGGTAAAGATGCCACACAGACGCTGGATAAACGTCTGCTGGGTATGACACTGACCGACAACCGCGGATTTGAAGCTGACCAGCTTGATCTGGAGCTGGACGACGCCGACGGCCTGGTAATTATGCCGCGTCGTGGCGCAGTGATTTCTCTGGCGCTGGGATGGAAAGGCGAGCCGCTGTACTCAAAAGGTAAGTTTACCGTTGACGAAATAGAGCATAGCGGCAGCCCGGACAGGCTGACAATCCGTGCCCGTAGTGCTGATTTCAGGGAAACGCTGAATGTCCGGCGTGAGAAGTCCTGGCACAAAACGACGGTGGGCGATGTGGTGAAAGACATTGCCGCGCGGCACAGCCTTAAAGTTGCTATAGGAAATGATGTTGCTGCGATGGCGCTGGATCACCTGGACCAGACCAACGAAAGCGACGCCAGCTTTTTAATGAAGCTGGCGCGGCAGTATGGCGCGATTGCCTCAGTCAAGGACGGTAATCTGCTGTTTATCCGGCAGGGGCAGGGGAAAACAGCAAGTGGTAAACCGTTGCCGGTCATCACTATTACCCGTAAGGACGGAGACAGCCACCGGTTTAGCCTGGCTGACAGGGGAGCATATACGGGTGTTATCGCTCACTGGCTGCATACCCGTGAACCGGAAAAGAAAGAAACTGCAAAGGTGAAGCGCCGCCGGAGGACGACAAAACCCAAAGAGCCGGAAGCAAAGCAGGGGGATTACCTGGTCGGAACGGATGAGAACGTGCTGGTTCTGAACCGTACCTATGCGAACCGCAGTAATGCAGAACGGGCAGCAAAAATGAACTGGGAGCGGCTGCAGCGTGGTGTGGCGTCATTCTCTCTCCAGCTGGCAGAAGGCCGCGCGGATCTCTATACGGAAATGCCCGTTAAGGTTAGCGGCTTTAAACAGCCCATTGATGATGCGGAATGGACCATCACAACATTGATGCACACGGTGAACCCGGATAGCGGGTTTACAACCAGTATCGAACTGGAAGTGAAGATTGATGATTTAGAAATGAGCTGATGAGGTTCACAAAATGGAAGTTATGTGTATCATTATGTGATTGAAATGTGCGGGGTGGGAGATAAATGTAATGATGAATTGTCCAAAGTGCGGCCACGCGGCGCATACACGGAGTAGCTTTCGGGTAACGGATCAGACAAAAGAGCGTTACTGTCAGTGCCAGAACATTAATTGCGGAACCACCTTCATCACTCATGAAACCGTAGTGCGTTACATCATGACACCTGGAGTCATTGATAATGCCCCGCCGCACCCCACTGCCGCCGGGCAGGGGCATATGAATTTCTGA